CCTGCTACGCTGGTATGCTAGTCGGAGCCTTTGCTTTGGCTTTGGACGATGCCGTGTCCGATACGGGCTGGTCCGTCGGCGCCGCGCTTTCTTGTGAACAGCCTTTGTCCGCGGCGTAGCCGCGGACTCGGGGGGTCCGGGGGCCCTCCCCCCGGTAACGGCGTGAACTGATCATTACCAGGGGCCCGGGCGGGCGCTTTAGGCGTCCTGCTGTTTCACTCGTGGGTGGCAACTGCAACAATGGTATGAAAGTCGGAGCATTTGCTTTGAATTTGAACAATGCCGTGTCCAATACGAACTGGAACATCGGCGCCGCGCTATCTTGTCTACATCCCAATGAACCAGCCCGCCCGGGTCCTACACCCCAGGATCTTGAAATAGATCTACCAGCAGTGGAAATAAAGCCAAGACAAGGCACCGGCCAGTAAGCAGCAGGCCCGCAGCCGGTGAGGCGATAAGAAAGAAGACAACCTTGTTATGAAAAGTTTCCGTATTGACGACACGGCCGCAGCTTCCTCCGGAAGCATCGAGAGGGCCATGCTTAACGCATCAAAGAGAAAGAGGTCCAGGAAGGACGTCCAGCGCAGGCTGGCCAAGATGGAGGAGACCATCGCCACGCTCCAGGTCGTGATCGAGGAGCGCAACTACAACCCCAGACACCACGAGGCCATCGTCATCAACGAAAACGGACCCCACAAAGAGAGGCAGATCATCAAGCCGGACTACTTCCCGGAGCAGATCATGCACCACGTCGCTGTCCAGGCTCTCCATCCCTGCATCATGCACGGCATGGGCGCCTTCGTGCTCGGCTCCATCCCAGGACGCGGGGCGCACTACGGGAAGCGCTACGTCGAGAAGTGGCTGCGGCACGATGAAAAGAACACCAGGATCATCGGCAAGCTGGACATCCGGCACTTCTTCCAAAGTGTCGACCACGAGCTGCTGAAGGCCTGGATCCATAAGAAAATACGGCCGGGGAAGATCCGCGACCTCTGCGATCTGATCATCGAGGGCGTGGAGGAGGGGCTCCCGCTGGGCTTCTACACGAGCCAGTGGTTCAGCAACTTCCTATTGCAACCGCTCGACCATTTCATCATGGAGGAGCTGCACGTCTCCCACATGGCGCGGTACATGGACGACATCGTGATCTTCGGATCCAACAAGAAGACCATCCACGCCGCCATGGAGGCCATCGACTTCTATTTGTGGAACAACTTCCGCCTGGAGATGAAGAAGAACTGGCAAGTGTTCCGGATGGAATACGTCACGACCGAGTACGCCATCGAGTGCGAAAAGCTGGGCGATCTGTACGCCCTTCATGACGCGCTGCCGGTGAAGCATCAGCTGAAAATGTACAAGGACCGCCGGAAGATCTTCCTCAAAGCCAACGCCAGGAACGAGGCCGTCATGGACGAGTACCTGGAGAAGTACGGCGCCAAAGCGGAAACGGTCAGAATGACCCACGGGAGGGCTCTGGATTTTATGGGCTTCGAGTTCCATCGAGACCGGACCGTCCTCCGTAAATCAATTATGATCAGTGCCACACGCAAAGCAGCCCGGATCGGAGCAGCTCACCGGATCAACTGGGTGGAGGCTGCCGGGATGCTCTCATATATGGGCTGGATTGACCACACCAACACCTACGCGATGTATCTGGAGTGGGTCAAGCCGTATGTGAATATCAAGAGGCTAAAGAAAATAATCAGCAACCATCAAAGGAGGCTAAACAATGGAATTGATCTACAAAACCGTCAGGGGCTCCCAGCAGACGCGCCCGGAGGAGCTCGATCTCACGTCGAGCCCGGACAAGGTGTATCTGCGTCGTAATATCACCACCGTCACCGAGGCCAACGCTACCACAGGGGAGTCCATCCGGCTCTGGCAGTACGACGAGGCCATCCTCACCCGGGAGGAGTACGCTCAGTACAAGGCAGAGACGGAAAACGCCGGTCAGCAGCAGATCATGGAGAAACTGCAAACGACCGCAACCGACGACAGCCAGCTGATCATCATGGAGGCCCTCGCGGATCTCTACGATCTGATCGCTTCGCTGGCGTAGAAAGGAGGACGTCATGGTAGAGCTCTACACCAGGCTGATCATCAACAAACGACGCACCATTGACTCCGTGCCAGCAGGCATGAAGTCGGAAGTGGTCGAGCGTCTGAAGGCGCTCGGCTTCGACACTAATGGCGATCCCCTCGGGGAATAAGCCATGATCATCAACTTTATTTTACGAATTTTATGGAGGTACAACATGGTAGATTTGTATGTCGCTTTAATCATCGCAGGACGCAGAACCATTGACCAGGTGCCCGCCAAGTTCAGGGAGGCCGTGATCGCAGACCTCAACGCCCTCGGCCTGGACGAGAACGGCGAGCCCATGGAGGACTATGGCGTCGCTTCTCACTAAGTAAAGGAGGAGCGCGTCGATGTCGCCAGAAGTTTCCAGCATTATCATCGCGCTGATCGCAGGTCTGACCGGGTCCGGAGGATGCTCCATCATCCTCTACCTGCTCCAGCGCCGTGATAAGAAAAAAGACGGCCAGACCGAGGAGGACAAGCAGCGCGACGAGGCCACCAAGCGCCAGAGCGCGATGCTGCTCGGCCTCGGCCATGATCGGATCGTTTACCTGGGAAGCTGCTACATCGAGCGGGGCTACATCACTCAGGACGAATACGAAAACCTGCACGACTATCTCTACGAGCCCTATCTGGCGCTCGGCGGGAATGGTACGGCCAAAAAAGTCATGGCGGAGGTGGAACGCCTTCCGCTGCACAAAAACAAGGAGGAATAAAAACCCATGAAGAAGATCGACTGGATCCGCAAGCTCACGAGCCGCAAGTTCTGGCTCAGTGTGGCTTCTTTCGTCTCCATGCTTATCGTCGCCCTGGGCGGCGCTGAAGCGACTGCCACTCAGGTCACTGGCCTGATCATGGCCGGCGCGACTGTCATCGGCTACGTCATCGGCGAAGGCCTGGCAGACGCCGGCAACGCTTCCGGCGAGGGCTCCGGCGCTGCCGGAGAGTAAGCCGTGAAGGTGACAGGGTCCTCCACTGAGAAGACCATCTGGAACTACTTCATCGTCAAAGGAATGAGCCCCGCCGGTGTGGCGGGGCTCATGGGCAACCTATACGCCGAGAGCGGGCTCAATCCGCAGAACCTCCAGAACACCTACGAGAAGCGCCTGGGCTTCACGGACGCCAGCTACACGGCGGCCGTGGACTCCGGCGCCTACGCCAACTTCGTCCGAGACGGGGCTGGCTACGGCCTCGCACAGTGGACATACTGGAGCCGCAAGGAGGCCATGCTCAACTACGCGAAGAAGACCGGCGCGTCCATCGGCGACCTGATCATGCAGCTCGACTTCATGTACCAGGAGCTGAAGGGCTACGTCGCCGTGTTCCAGGTGCTCCGAACAGCCCGGACCGTAAAAGAAGCGTCGGACATCGTGCTAACCAAGTACGAGCGCCCGGCCGACATGAGCGGCGCCGTCAAGGCTAAGCGGGCCAGCTATGGCCAGGCCTTCTACGACGCCTACACCACAGAGAAGGAGGTCAGCACCATGAGCAACAGCCCTCTGGTGACTTATACCAACATCACCAAGAACAAGACCAGCCCTCGCAATCACGCCATCGACACCATCACGATCCACTGCATCGTGGGCCAGTGGACGGCCAAGCAGGGCTGCGACTATTTTGCCACCACTGATAGAGAGTGCAGCGCCAATTACATCGTCGGCAAAGACGGCAGCATCGGCCTGTCCGTCGACGAGAAGGATCGCTCCTGGTGCACTTCCAGCCGTGAGAACGACAACCGCGCCATCACCATCGAAGTCGCCAGCGACACCGAGCACCCCTACGCTGTCACCGATGCAGCGTACAGCGCCCTGATCAAGCTGGTGGCCGACATCTGCCAGCGCAACGGCATCAAACAGCTGGTCTGGTCTACCAACAAGGCCGACCGCGTGAACCACGTCAACGGCTGCAACATGACCGTCCACCGCGACTACGCCAACAAGGCCTGCCCGGGCCAGTATCTCTACGAGCGCCACGGCGCCATCGCTGCGGCCGTCAATGCGATCCTGGGCTCCGGCACTACCCAGGCACCGGAAGCGGCTCCGGAGGCCGTCCAGGGCTTCCCTGAGACGCCCTTCACCGTCCGCGTCATCGTTCCGGATCTGAACTACCGCAAGGGCCCCGGCATGAGCTACGCGGTCAGAGGCCAGACCGGCAAGGGCGTCTTCACCATCACCGAGGTGCAGGACGGCTGGGGCAAGCTAAAAAGCGGCGCCGGCTGGATCTATCTGGAGAACCCGAACTACTGCACCATCCTGGGCGTGGCATCAAAGCCTCCCGACCCGGATCCCGCAGACGTGCTGGCCGAGGAGATCGCCGGCAAGGTGAAGGGCTCCGGCCT